CTGGAGTTTGACAGAAAGGACCCGCATGGCCAAGCATAGCCGATGCATGGACCCGCTGAGACTCGCACCGCCGCATCTACGCCCGCCGGTGCTCAGACACGTGTTCACCGGTTGGACGCAATCCGACGCGCCGCCGCAGTGGTCAGCAGACGACGCGCTTGCGGGCGAGCTCATCATGCCGTCAGTGTACCAGGTTGAGGGCACGGCGAACGACTGGCGAACGGACGCGCCGCTGGTCAAGGTGCGGGTGACGTACGAGATCGTCGCGGACACGGGCACGGGTGCGTTCTGGCGTCGGCTGGCTGCGCTGGTGCGGGGCGCTTGGCATCTGATGGCTGAATACTGCAAAAACTGTGGTGTACCTGCCGACGGGTACGCAAGTGGTTTGGGACAATGGCGCGTCTTGGGATGGACTCGCACAACGAAAGGAGCCGACGAAATGAGCATGGACCAACTGGAACGCAAGCGGACGATGCGGCGCGACCTCTGCGAGAAGGCGTGCGAGGGCATACCGGACGCGGCACTGGCGGCCGACATCGTGTACGAGATGGGCGTTGAACTGGCGCGGTGCAAGGGCCTGCTGACGATTGCGCAGGTGCTGACCGAGGCCGGGAAGGACAGCGCGAATTGAGCGTTGACAGCGGGAGGGTGGCTGGGGGATAATAAAAGGCCAACAAGACAGAAACCGTGCGAGGATGGCGTTGATATGCCAAAACCGAAAGCAAAGCCAAGGGGCAAGCCGTTCACCAAGGGCGACCCGCGGCGTGGCCCTGGCGGACCCCGAAAGCGACCCGACTTCATCACCATCGTTGAAAGCCTCCCGCAGACCATCAAGGACGAACTGCTCAAGTGTCAACTCACGGGAGAAGCCGCGACGGTCTACCAGATGTACGCAATCCAGCTTCTCTGCAAGGTTGGTGAGGGCGACAGTCGCAGCCTTCAGGAACTCGGAGACCGGCTCATGGGCAAGCCGACACAGGCGCTCGAAATCGAGCATGACGGAAAGATTGAGATAGCATGGAAGCCACTATCAGCTACACCCCGCACGCAGGACAGCAGCGACTCCACGCCAGCCGAGCCCGATTCCGCATAGCCAACTGCGGCAGGCGATTCGGAAAGACGCTGTCGTTCACGGCCGACATCCTGGACGCCGCGGGCCACGTCGCGGGCGACTACGGCTGGATCGCGCCAGCCTACCAAGTCACCGAGCGCGGGGTGGACGCCATGCGGCTGATCGCGCCGCCAGAAGTCGCAACCATACGAGGCAGCGGCCCGCGCTACGCAGACGTGCTCAACGGCAAATCGCGGATCTTCTACCTCAGCGCCGACAACGCCGACCCCATCCGCGGCTACGGTTTCACTGGCGTAGTGATTGACGATGCGCCCTATATCTCCAAGGCGACCTGGGACCTCGTCATCGCGCCGACGCTCACGGACAAGATTGGGTGGGCTGCGCTCGTGGGCACACCCAAGGGCCGTAACTGGTTTTTCGACAAGCACAGTTCAGCAGGGACGAAAGGGCACGAGGATTGGGAGGCCTTCACGTTTCCGACCTCGGAGAATCCGTACATCACGAGGAAGGAACTGGCGCGCCTGCAATCGAACCTGCCCGCGAACGTGTGGCGCCAGGAGTACATGGCCGAGTTTCTGGAAGACAGCGCGGGCGTGTTCACGGGCATCGAGGATTGCCTGACCGATAACGGGTGCCACTGTGACGGCCCGTTCGTGCACGGGCTCGACCTCGCCAAGCATCAGGACTTCACCGTCCAAATCGTCGTCTGCACGCAATGCCGACGCGGGCGCGCCATCGAGCGGTACAACAAGCTCGACTGGCCGACGCAGAAGGGCAAGATACGGCTGCTTGCGGAGGCGTTCCCCGGCGTGATCCAGGTGGACGCCACCGGAGTAGGCGACCCGATCTATGACGACCTCTTGGCATACGGGCTCGCCATCGCGCCGGTCCGGTTCACTGCGCCGGTCAAGAAGGGGCTCATCGAGGGGCTGATGATCAGTATCGAGCAATGCCGCATCCGCTGGCCGGCCGCGTGGGGCGTGGTCACCGACGAGTTGAAACGGTACGAGTACGCCATGAGCCCGAACGGTCACATCACGTACAACGCGCCTGAGGGCTACCACGACGATTGCGTGATTGCCCTTGCCCTTGCCAACCACGGGCTGGGGCAGAGCATCATGCCGCACATCTCCGGAATCAGCGAGCATCCCCAGGTCGTGGCCAGGGCGGACGCCGCGATTGCGGACCTGTACGAGAGCATGACGGCGGAGGAGAAGATGGAAGCGCAACGGGTTATGCAGGAGGCTGGGGTATGAACGATCACCAGAAAGACTTGTTCGCAAAGATCGAGGAAATGAAGCACACCCCGGGGCACGATACACGGGCATTAAAGCAATTGGTGCGAAGGCTGGTGAGCTACGATGATATCGCAAAGGACCTTTACCGACAACAACACCGAACCGAAGGCAGGCCGGGCAGCCGAAGCGTTCATTTCGGCAAGTGGCGCAGAGACGACGAGGACTTGATACCATGACCGAACCCTCGAAAATTGACCAGCTCCGCACGCTCCTCAAAGCCAAGCGCGACGCCGCCCGGCAAAAGGTGCTTGACGAGCGATACGGGGAAGCGTTACAGTTCACCGAGACTGAGGACCAACGTCACAAGCGCATCATGGAAGACCCGAGCGCATGGACGACATGCTGACCCGCTGACAAGCCTGCGTTGCACCAGAACAACTCAGGAGACAGCGAATATGATAAACCTATTCCGCGGCATGGCTGAACGCCGCATCCTACGCCAGCAGGCCGTGAAGTCTATGGAGCAACTTCTCTCCGGCCTGATAACCACGCTGACACTCGGCTCGTCCATGCTGAGCAAGGGCAGCGCGGACAAGCGCCGCCAGGTCGAGCAGTTCAAACGCTGGATCTACGTGGCATCGAACAAGAACGCGAACGGGGTAGCCAAGGCCAAGCTGCGGCTGTGGGCGACACGCGGTCCAGGCGAGCAGCGGTCCCGCGCAAAGGCACGGCTTGCCACGCCGGCCGAGACGGCACGGCTCAAGGCGCAATCCCAGGCTGGGCGCACCGCGTCAGCCGAGGAGATCGAGGAGATCGTGGAGCACCCCTTCCTCGACCTCATGCAGAACGTCAACCCGTGGCAGAACCAGCACGATCTGATGTACCTGCTCAGCGTGTTCATGGACCTGACCGGAGTCGGATACTGGCACATCATCAAGGGACCGACCGGCCTCCCGGAATACATCTGGCCGCTACCGTCGCAGTACACGAAGCCGGTCCCTGACAAGCGCAAGTTCATCGCCGAATACCTCTACGGCGTCAACCCGATCGACCCCGTCCACATCCCGCCCGAGGAGGTCGTCAGGTTCCCTCGCCCGTCGCCAACCGACATGTTCGAGGGTGCCTCCCGCGTGGCCGCGGCATGGCTCGCCATTGGCGGCAACGACCAGGACCTCGAATACGCCACGCGGCTCCTGCTCAACAACGCCGTGCCTCCGTCCATGATCCAGGCCACGGGCGGCGCCATGCTGCCCAAGCAGCGCAAGGACTTCGAACTCAGCTTCAATCAGGCTGTTCGCAATATTGCGAGACAGGGCGGATCATTCGCCGTGGATAAGGACCTCGCCGTCAAGAGCCTGGCCGAGCGACCCCGCGATATGGCGATGCTCGCCACGGGCAAGGTCACGAAATCGGAGATCCTGAGCATCTTCGGCCAGACGGAGGCGCTGTACGACAGCAACGCGAATCGGGCGAATATCGAGGGCGCAATCTTCTTGTGGCAGAACGACGAGCTTACACCGACCCTGAACCTGATCGAGCAGAAGCTGAACGAGAGGCTGATCCCGCTCTACAACGAGCCGCGCCTGTTCGTGGCCTTCGACCCGCTCGTGCAGCGCGACAAGGCCGAAGTGCGGCAGGACCAGCAACTCCTGCTCCAGAACGGATACCCGCTGAACCTGATCTTGACCGAGACCGACCGCAACCCGGTAGAGGGCGGGGACGTCGGATACATACCAGGAACACAAGTGCCGCTGGGGAGCAGCCCAACACCGCCGCAGGACATCACGCCAATGCTAAACATACGGGATGCCTCCTCGGATCTGCGGACTCTCCCCGGCAAGGCACATCGCAAGGGACCAGCAAGCGGCGTGCTCATCAAGGCCAGTGGCGACATCGAACTCACCGGCGCCGTGAACCGGCCAATGACGAAGCGCGAGCGCGAGATAGCCGAGGCCATGACGGACATCTTCATTGCGCAGACCACCATCGCGCTCAGGGAGTCGGCAAAAGCGGCGGCGGCCGACTTCGATTGGGTGGCCAGCGAGGAATGGGCGCAGGAGATCGTTGACCTCGTGAGCGGCGCCATCCGCGAGGAGGTCATCATCGGCAGCAAGGAAGGCGCCAGGACAGCGGGCGTCCAACTGATCGATTTCATTGACCGGCCGGCCGTACAGGACGCCATCACGCAGCACAACTTCCAGTTCGCCGAGGCCATCGGACTCGACAGCCGGGACCAGCTCAAGGCGGCGCTATCGGAGGGCATAGCGAACGGCGATAGCATCCCGCAACTACAGAAGCGGATCGGCGGCATCTACGAGGGCTGGCAGGACTGGCGCGGCGAGCGGATCGCCAGGACGGAATCGGCGCGGGCGTCCATGTTCGGCGAGGAGCGCATGTGGCAGGAGTCCGGCGTGGTGGCGACGAAGATATGGGACGCCAACGGTGACGCCTGCCCGTTCTGCCTGGCAATGGACGGCAAGACGATCGAGCTTGGCACCGCGTATATCCCGATGGGCACGACGCAGGTTGTCGAATTCGAGGGGCGTGAGATCAAGATGAAGCACAACTACACCGCGATCGAGGGACCGCCGCTGCATCCGAACTGCCGCTGTGGACGCAAGCCCGGATTCATTGAGATGTGACATGAACAACCACAAACCCAAACAGCCCAAACTGCCCCGCCTGATCATCGCCTGCGCAACCCGCAACGGCAAGACCCGCGCCATGCCCTGTATCAAGGCGTTGGCC